CCTAAAAATTCTTTGTTGTCTGTGATCAGCTGTTTTATCTTTTCTGATTCTGTTGTAAGAGTATCTGTGAGCTTTTGATTAAGTGCATTTGTATCCTCAAGTGTGTCGTTGTTATCTTCTTCAGCAGCATTTAAGGCTAATGTCACACCAGTCACAGCTATACCTGCACCTGCAACAGCTCTAAGGGCACCTTTTAAACCACTCGTCAAACCTATAAAACCTGCTGCTTGGATTGCTGCAGTTTTTATAGCTCCTGCTAATTTTACAAACATTGAAACAGCAGCTGAAAAATTTGCTACAAGTGCTGCACCTGCTGCAGCTGACAACGCTATAGTAAATTCTTTTAAATTATTGACGACTAACATGAGCGGAGCTGCAAGACCTTGTACGGCCAAACCTAATGCCGCACCAATAGCTTCAGCTAATGCGTGTGACTCATTAAAAGCATTTGTTAATTCTTTAGCAACATCTGTTAGAGAATCTCTTAGTCCGCCTTCACCAATGGCCACCATAAACTCTGCAGCTGCGTCCTTTGTATTTGAGATTGCACCTGACAGCGTGTTTAATCTTTCAGCAAGTGCAGTAGGGAATTCTTCACGGCCTAGAGATTGCAAATATTCAATGATCGCATCGTTAGATCTCTCAATGGTTTTTGTATTGTTGTTGAAGGTTGCTACGATCTTGTCGCCTTCAAGTTTGGCTTTGATACCAAACTGCTTCAACATTTCCATCTCACCTGTTGTCGCATTGAAGGCAGCTTGTGCTAATTGATCAATGCTCTTGCCCATACCTGCAGCAAGATTACCGAAGTCTGTAAGCACATCTGTTGTTGGAATTATGCCTGTCTGACGCAGTCTTATGAACGCAGATGCAACTTCTTGAATCTGGAATGTTGTGCCCTTTGTGAAGTCTCTTACAACTTTCATGGACAGAGCAGCACCATCTGCACCACCAGTAACAGCTCTTAGAGTAGCTTCAAGATCCTCAAACTGTCTGACTGTTTGGACTGTTTGTGCAGCAAGTATCCCAAGACCAAGACCTGCAACAGCAGTCCCGATCATTTTAAATGCACTACTCGTTTCTTTTGCTTTCTTTTTGGTTTTGTTTAGAGACTTGTCGGCCTTGCTCATCTCCGCACGGAGTTTCCGTGTTTCGGCTAGGATCTCTATTACTACTTGATCGGTGGTTTTAGCCATCGCCTGTCCACCCTATCTTGGCATCAGGATAATACAGATCTATCATCTCGTTCATTCTATCTCTTGTCATAGGTGGCTCCTTCTCTGCTCCACCATGAAACTCTTTGAACCCTGTGATAATAGAGAACACCTCTGGGAAAGATAAGTCCCAGAACACATCAGGAGAATGGCCCACCATGCCGCATACGATCTGAAAGTAGCGTCTGATCGGCAGGGACTCATCTGTTATTCTCCCTGTTCTTGCTTTCCCTCTGCCGCTTCCTCTGAATTGTCAGTTAGAGACTCTGTAAGTATCTGCCCTACAACTGCTGTTGATTGCACAATACCTGCGTCTTGCACCAAATGTATTACATCTTCTCTCTGAAGATCATTTCCACCACCTCTTAGTGCAGGTGTTAAAACATCAATGATGTGTGTCATCATTATGTCGCCATTACCCATCTTTGTGGCCAGTTTTAAGATACCCATACCACAAGCAGATTCAATCTGCATGATGCTGTTTACTGTTAATCTAGCTTTGTATTCTTTACCCGCTAGTGTTACTAGGATTTCACCCCTTAGCTTGTTTGCTGTCATCTGACTTCTCCTTTTTTGCTTGAGATTCCATTTGGAATTCAATAGTTTTCATTGCTCCGTCCGCATATGGTGTCACGGCAAGGACTTTTAGATCCTTACCATTAACATTATATGACTCAGCTTCTGGGAATTCCGCATTGACCTGTATTATGTTGTCGTCCATATACTGATCATATGTGGCTTTTCCAATTTTTATTTTAACTGGTTTCCACGCCATAATTTACCTCAATCTATTAGACTGCTGCGTATGTAATATACCCTGCAGATTCAAATGATAGAGAGTATGTAACTTCACCATTGTGCTCTCCTGCATATTCCAGACTTGTAATCTGAAAAGCTCCAGTCAAGTTCCCAAAGTCAGGGATCAAGAATCTGAAGTTTTTAAATGTTGCAGTCTGAGCTGAAGATCCGTCAGATGTATTCTGTTGTGCGAAAAATGCCGCTCTAACAGCGTTTTCTGTTGCGTCATCAGTGAACACACCAGAAGCTGAAATAGAAACAGAATTCATACCTGCACCTGCAAGTAGAGTCCTATGACCCTTACTTGTTTTGGTGGTTATATCTACACTCTCGTCATTCAAAGTAATTGATGTTGATCTCAAACCTGCCACAGGATTGTAATTAGATCCTGAGTCATGGATTGATAAAATCATATCTAACCCTTTTTGTGCTGCCATATTATTCTCCTAATTTAGCTAGTTCCTAAAATAATTGCTCGGAATCGCATGACTCCATGCCTAGTGACACCATCTGGGTCTCGCAAAATATCACTAAACTCAAATCTTGTGTTGACAAGGTTAAAGCCAGTGACACTTAGATTACTATTGTGGAGTAAATCATGTACTTTGTCCATAATCTGCTTCACTTCTTTGGATCCTTTGTATTGCGACCAAATATCTATATTGACTGTGAATTCTCCGCCATGTGCTGTCTTGGTTGAATAATCTATAGCGGTTTCTTCTCCGATTGTTATAAATGGATATGATTGTCCTTGTGTCACTTCATCTAGAACAGCACAGCTAAGTGTGTCTGTGATAGCTGCTACATTTAGTGCAGTGTACACTGTAGCTTGTAAATTAAATTGACCGATCCCCATTATCTTTCTTCCATACCTGCAACACCTGCTTTTCTAAAGATCTTCATAATCTTGGCCCTGTTTCTTTCTAGTGCAGGTCCCATAAATGGTCTTGGACCACCCAGAGCCAACATAGCTTTTGTACCAAACTCAAGGGCCTGTGAATGTTGTGCACTTGAAAATACTTTACCTAATGCACCTTCAGTTCCTACTTTCTTAACTGTAAAACCTATACCTCTTTTTAATTCACCAGTATCTGTTGCAGGTGGTTCGTTAGGTGCAGAAGCTGTGTGCGTTCTTCTTGGCCTGTATTTTTCATAAGTTATTCCAGTACCCTTGTAGCTTATGCTTTGCACAATGTCTGCTCTCAGAAGCCTACAGGCTTCACTCGTTGCAGCGTGAGCCTTTACACCCATACTACTTGGTATTTGTTTTAGAGATTTTGAGAGTGATTCTATGTTCTTATGTCTCTTCATTATGCAGCTACTCCTTCAGAGCAAGTCAGCTCAAGCCATCTATCTCTCTCATCAATATTGATAATGTTTTTGATCTGGAAGATCCTTGACTCATAGACAATCCTATATTCTGGACTGATGTCAGATCTGTAGCGGCAGTAGATCTTGTGTGTGACCTTATCTTTGACTTTGCCTTGTCTATATGACTCATCACCGCCTGTTGGCCTAATATCTGCATAGATCTGTGCGATTGTTGTAAATGCTTCTGTGACACCGCCACCAGTATCTCTGGTGACTGTAGCGGACTGTAGATCTACTCTATTTCTAAGTCTGCCGATTGATAGACTTGGCTTCTTCCCTGCCATTATCCGACTCCCAGAAGTGCACTTGAGCCTAATCCTCTGTGTATCACATAAGGTGATAATAATCTTTTACACATAGAAGGCATCATCATAGCTTCAGCTGCATTACCCATATCTCCTCTGTGCTCATACATATGTGCAATGATCTGTAAGATCGCAAGTCTGATAGGTTCTGGGACCTGATATGGAGATGTATATCCTGCGACATACTGGATCTCTATAGCATTTGCTACTCTAAGGGCCGTAGGGAAGGTCTCACCTGACCTTAAAACGATCCTAGAAGGCTCTCTAGCGTTATCTACATAGTATTTTGATGCTGCCATAGTCGTAGCTGTGTCATCATCTTGATATGTTTTGATATGTGTGACTGAAATGACTGGTGATTTGACTAGATCTATATAGTTTTTGTAATAGTTAAGATATGGGCCTTGTCGCACACCTTCAAACAAAGGATCTTCGTGCTCATCAAAGCTGTCTAAAAACTGTTGATATGTTGTTTGCATCAAAGTCCGATTCAGATGCTCTTCTACTAAGCGTCTCGCTGACTCTATCAGCGGCCTTAGGTTTCTTTCGTCAGTGTTATCTTCTACTCTTAGATATTCTTTGACCTCTTGTAGTGTTAGCGGCTCTTGAGTAGGCTCTGTGTGTATCTTTAGACCTGCCATTATATTATCGCTCCTATTATTTGTGAGCCGATAATCACTATGTATAGTCCTATGATCATGCCTTCCAAGCGATTGAATCTTTGAGATCCGCTGTCAAGTCTGGCCTGTATCTGCTCATATCGCAGTGCACAGATCTCTTCATGCTGATCAATCCTTGTCTTTGCTTTCTCCATCATCAGGCTCCAATAAATACTCTGCACTGAGACCTTCACGGATCTTTTGCAAGAGATCCATTTCGGCAACTTGTAGAATCTTATAATCAGCTTCTAGATCTGCCTTCCTCTGCATGAGTATATTTAATAATTCGTATGCTTGTTGACCATCTTCTGACAGTAAATCAACATCATACTCTTTAAAAGTGCCGTCTGACTGTTCTTCTCTAAATACTTTAGACATTTAAAGTTCCTAAACGACAAGAATAACACAACAAATGTTGTTCTGCTAAGATGCCGTACTTAAATAGTATCACCAACATACCTGCTAGACCATATGGTTAAGCTGTATTTGACACCGCTTTTCAAGGGCAAACACTCATGGCCATGTGTAACCTGTGATGGGAAGAGAATCATTTTGCCTATCGGTATATCTAGATTTGAGATCCCTTGTCTGGGATATATCAATTCAGCTCCTTCATAATCGTCATTGAGTTTGACAGATCCAGTCACCAGAGACGCATCGTGATGCAAGTTCAGTGATACTTGTGTATCCATCGCATACCGCATGACAAACCCATCTCTCAGGCCATACATCTGCAGCGGTTTCCAGTATTGCTCTACTGTAGGCACTATGTATTTATTCCATGACTCTTGTAGTTCTTCCCATAGACCAAGCTCTTTCATGCGGATCTCTTGTGCAGGAAACTTGTCATATTCCAAAGATCCCCACCCACCATGCTTATCAGCAATAGCAATGAGCCTGTCACACTGTTCCTGTGTCATGAAATCAACAAGCAGCATATCTCTATGCAAGATCTCTACTTTGTGATGCGGTATAAACAGATCTGGTGTCTGTGGATAAAACTGTTGATATAGATCTAAATACTTTTGCAGTGCATCTTGTCCACCATTGCCATGATAAATACAAGGGCAGCACTTCGTTTCTGCATTATGCAGCTGCGATCCTAGTTTTGTTGTGCCTTCAAAATGTGTCTGGAATATGTAGCACTCATAATCTATGCCAATATCATAGATCCCTTCAAAGAAAAGATTGTGCATATACAGCTGATCATCTTCATGATCTTCTATGTCAGCATGATTCATAATGTCAAAGAGATCTCCTGCATACCCGATATAGGTGCCACTATTGAGATACTTGAAGCGTGTTGGTGCTTCTGGGAATTGATTAGCGACACCTTCATCAGGCCAACATATACTCTCACCACTGAAAATTACTCTCTTCTTCATCTGTAAAAATCTTTCTACGATTGTGTCCAGATTGTCTGCGTAAAAGACATCATATCCGTCTGTGAATAAAACAATGTCCTCTGGGTGTTTTGTTTCCAAGAATTGACGCATCAGATTTATCTTCATGCCGCCACCCATACCTGTCATGTCAGTGCCTTTCCATTCTATGCCTTTTCCGATATTGATAAGATCTATGCCGTGATGTCGTGCACTTGTGTTAATGTTTGACATTCTTTTTGGATCTGTTCCGCAAGTAACGGCCCATGTTTTAGATCCTGTAAAGACACGGCCATTTTCTATGTCACTGTAAGATCTTGGCAGCTGATCACAAGCATCTTCCTTGAGAGCTGCAATACTCATGATGCCTTTTTTTATTATCTCTGGCAGATACTCATCAACAGGTATAGCATCATGTGGATCTGCATATTTGAGCAGCAGCTTCGCAGCATGAGGGTGTAAAACATAAGCTGTCATGTTGTAAGGATAGTAAGGGATCTCAAGTAGCTCTGAGACGCTCTCAGTCAGCTCAGGTTCGTTTTCATTGCGTTGGAGATATATGAAGTCCCATTCGTGTAAAAAGCTCTTAAACAGCTCCTCATTCCAGTTATATTTTACGACTGCATCATCTTCTAAAACTATGACAGGCTCGTTTAGATCTACACATCTTTGCCATGCTTTCATGTGCGATTGCATACACGCTACTTCATTGTGCTGCAGCTTTCTGTGTTGAAATGGATCTATCCAGTATGGCCTAGCTTTTATGTCTCGGAATAATTCTTGATCTCCGTCAACAGCTTCAATATATTCAAAGTTTGACAGACCATTCTTCTGAAATTCTACTTTTCTATCTGGTCGTCTTAATAAGGAGATGACTAACTTTTTCATCTTATTGCATATAGATCGCTATGTTCTGTGTACACAAGATACCCTTTTTCTTTTAGAAACGCAGCTGCATACAGATCATCTATATGTGAGTGCTCCATTTTTATGAAATCTGGCTTGATGTCCCAAGAGTAAGACTCAAGTATATTCATCTCATGACCTTCTACATCAATCTTGAGATAGTTTATATGTTCCCATTTATGCTCTGCTATAAGCGTATCTAATGTTATGCACTCTACATCATAAGTATCGTTTATGAATTGTTGATTGTTTTCAAGATCAAAGAGTCTTTCGCCTTTATGATTCTCTGCGACTACGCTTGAGATACCTCTACGCCACGCTCCAAGAGATCTAGATCCATGAGCCATGTCTTTTGCTTCTGCAAAGCTGATCATGCCGTTGTAGTCACTGACGGCCATATTCACTAGATAGAGATTGTCTCTGTATGGACTATTGGCCACTAGCTTTTCTAAATTGTGGTAATACTTTTTGGCAGGTTCACACATGATACCTAACCACTCACCGCTGTTGATTAGATCTAGATTTGTGTCAAAGTCACAAGATCCGATCTCAATAAATGTTTTTAACATACCTATTTCCATTTCGGGCCTTCCACCCAAGCAACAAGACTTTTTCTTATGCCTTTTGTAACTGGTTTTACTGCGTGTCTTATTGGAGACGGAAAGACAAGGATTGTGCCTTTCTTTCGTAGTGCTTTTGGATCTGGTGATTGATATTCTTGATCAAACACAAAATCACCACCCTCATAATCATCACTGTCACTAAGCTGTATAGTCACGCTTAATTTTCTGTCGTGCATTGTAGGATTTGCCCAGAAGGTATCAAAATGCTCTGCATAATGGCCATTGTTGGATCCTTCATAGATTGTGTATTGAATATCCCAGAGACCAGTAAGATCTACACCAAAGACCTCTCTATTGGCCCGTTTAGCATAGTCCCATAACAGATCTGCTATAAAATAAGAATTTTTGTCGTTTGGATTGATCCAACGGACTTTGGATCTTCGTGTTTCATGTTTTGCTTCTTGACCTTCGTCTCTGAAACCAGTTTTAGATTCTACTAGATCGTAGTATTCGCACTCTTTAATTATTTTGTTGATGAGCTCGTCTTGTAGCTCTCCTTCCCACATTTGCCATATAGCTTTCATAGTTCACCTCTGTGATTAACCATTCAGAATAACACTATCTATGGAAACTGCAAAGTAGAATTCATACCTGTGCCTGATACAAAGATCATTGCGTTATCTGTTCCTGAACCTTGTACATATCTAAATACTCTTATACTTCCTGAGCTTGTGACGCTTGAGCTAGATGTAAAAGTTTGTGAAATGTTCCAACCACCTGCAACTGATGTATTGTCCTGATTCCATGTCCCATCTGGGCCTGATGATGTTACCCTTAAAAGATTACCTGTTCCTCTTATTTTTATGTCCAGACCTGAAGGCACAGAAGCTGCACCGCTGCCATCAAACACAACAAGGATTGTTCCACCTAGAGTTATAATTTCTCTGCCAAAACCTATTATTGAGGTGTTTGCAGGTAAAGAAGAAGATCCATAATTACCACCTACAGGAATACTGCCTGTTGTGTATGTTGTGCCTTCACTTATTGCACTGCCAATCTGACTTGATAAATTACCGCCACTCGCTGCTGACAATGCAGCTGAAGTAAACCAACCTACATAAGTGTTTGTCTGTGATAGTTTTGTTCCGCTTGTTTGATATTGAGCAGTCCCACACTCAATATTCATGGCAATACCTCTGTAATCACTCATAGATATTTGATCGCCATTTTCAGGACGATCAGAATGTGTGTAAGAAATTGGGAAACCACTTGATGCGACTAGACCCGTGTTTGAAAAAGTAACATCAGTACCAGTTTTCCAAGAGGGTACACGAAGCATATGTTTATTGTCTGTAATAGAGACTGCACTATTTGATGAAGTAGTGTTGTCAAGTGTGTCTATGAGTCCTTCAAAACTCGGTCCTGATTGTCTTAAATGTGCCATTAATAATCCTTTATGTTTATCTTATATTCTATGTACTCAACATCAACCTTGATGCCATCTGATCTTGTATATTCGTGTACGATGTTTCCCATTCGTATTGAATCTACATCTACATACTGTTTGATGTGGTCATAACTGTTTTTTCTTGATAATACAAAACCTATTGGAGATGCTTTGGAAGCTATTAGCACAAGAGTCTGTATGCCTTTTCCTCTATACATATCGTACATAGCTTTACCTGCTGCATCAGAATAGATCCAAGATCTGCTTCCAGATGCGTCCTCTCTGGTCAATGAATTACACTCATAGCTCTCACTGTTTTCATGATCAAGGTAACAACACTTCATCTCAACCAAACGACCATCAATAGATCTGGCCATGATGCAATGCTCATATCCTGAGTATGGTTCTTCTCTAACAGTGCTCGGATCTGCGTAAGATCTAAACTTGTTATAGAAATACATAAAATGATTCTGATCTTCTACATCATCAATGCTATCTACATCTAGATCTCCACTAAGTGCAAAGATAGCTTCGTAGTCAACAGTGCCATTAAGCATATATTTTTTTGAGCTTTGATATAGATCCTGAAAATCGCCAGATGCTACATAAGCATCAAAGGTGGCTAGATCTATCATTTGACAAGTATGACTCATCACTCGTCCTCTAGTTTTCTGATCCTCTCTTCTAAATCTGCATATCCATCTAGATCTTCAAGGCCTTTTGGTGCGTGTGAATCTACTGCTAACTCTTTGATTGCTTCTATCAATAGAGGTATAAGTTTGTCATACCAGACAGTGAGGTATTTATCGTCTATAGGAGCTTCTGTAACGACCTCTGGCAGCACTTTTTGTACTTCCTGAGCACTTACACCCACCTGTAATCTATCATTCTCATAGCCAAGCTCCTTAGCTGTCTGATTTTCTGTGAAATAGTAACCATTCAGCTGCATAACTTTTTCTATGGCGTTTTTGATTGTGCCATCAAAGTCTTTCAGTCTTTCGTCTGAGTAGAAAGCTGTAATGTTATTTGTAGCTCGGATCTCACCATTTGACCCACCTGCTGATGTACCAACACCTAATTTATTGATCTGTAAGTTTGTGCTAGTACCAATAGATGTTCCCGCAGGTCCTGTTGGGCCTGTCGGGCCTGTGGGCCCTGCAGGGCCTTGAGGGCCTGTAGGCCCAGTGCCGCCTGTCCCGCCTGTTCCACCAGTTTGCCCTTTTTGACCTTTTTGACCTGTAGGTCCTGTACCACCATTTGAACCCGCTTGTCCTTTTTGACCTTTTGCTCCTGTAGGTCCTGTTGGCCCAGTTCCACCCGTGCCACCCGTGCCGCCTGTTTGTCCTTTCTGGCCCTTTTGTCCAGTCGGTCCAGTACCGCCATTAGTACCTGCTTGTCCTTTTTGTCCTTTTTGTCCAGTCGGTCCAGTTCCGCCAGTGCCACCTGCTTGGCCTTTCTGACCTTTTTGTCCTTTTGCACCAGTGCCACCAGTACCACCTGTCGGTCCTGTGCCACCAGTAGGTCCTGTATTACCGACCTCGCCTTTTTGACCTTTCGCTCCTGTAGGGCCCGTAGGACCTGTGCCACCATTGGATCCTGCCTGACCTTTTTGTCCTTTAGCTCCCGTTGGGCCTGTACCGCCAGTCGGTCCCGTAGGGCCTGTAGGGCCCGTGCTTCCAGTAGGTCCTGTGTTTCCAGTGACACCTTTTTGTCCCTTACTTCCGTTAGATCCGTTAGATCCTGCGGGTCCCGTTGGACCTGTGCTGCCTGTGGCACCAGTCTGGCCTTTCTGTCCCTGAGGTCCTGTAGGGCCCGTAGGTCCCGTGCTTCCTGTCGGCCCTGTGGATCCTGTGTTTCCTGTGACTCCTTTTTGACCCTTAGATCCATTACTTCCTGCGGATCCTGTCGGTCCAGTGGCACCAGTCTGGCCTTTTTGCCCTTTAGATCCGTTACTTCCATTTGATCCTGACGGGCCTGTTGGGCCTGTTGGACCCGTACTTCCTGTATTTCCTGTCTGTCCTTTCTGGCCTTTTGATCCTGTAGGGCCCGTACCACCAGTCGGTCCAGTAGATCCAGTAGATCCAGTCTGGCCTTTCTGGCCCTTAGAACCCGTAGGTCCAGTACCGCCAGTAGGTCCTGTTGATCCAGTATTTCCTGTCTGGCCCTTCTGACCTTTATCTCCGTCAGATCCATTGCTTCCGTTACTTCCCGCAGGACCAGTAGGACCAGTATTTCCTGTGACTCCTTTTTGACCTTTGGCACCCGTACTTCCTGTAGATCCAGTATTTCCGACTTCTCCCTTTTGTCCCTTCGCTCCTGTAGGCCCAGTACCGCCTGTAGGGCCTGTCGGTCCAGTGCTTCCTGTAGATCCAGTGACTCCTTTTTGTCCTTTATCGCCTTGAGATCCTTGAGGGCCTGTAGATCCAGTAGGACCTGTAGCTCCGTCATCTCCGTCAGATCCCGCAGGGCCTGTTGGTCCTGTAGGGCCCGTATTACCCGTCACGCCTTTTTGGCCTTTTGCACCAGTAGGCCCAGTAGGCCCTGTATTTCCTGTGACTCCCTTTTGGCCCTTGTCACCTTGAGCACCTGTAGATCCAGTCGGTCCTGTAGATCCTGTGTTTCCTGTAGTTCCTTTCTGCCCTTTTGATCCATCAGATCCGTTTGATCCTGCAGGGCCTGTAGGTCCAGTATTTCCTGTGGTTCCCTTCTGGCCTTTATCTCCTTGCGATCCTGTCGGACCTGTAGGCCCTGTAGATCCAGTGTTTCCAGTTTGTCCCTTCTGACCCTTATCACCATCGTTTCCGTCAGATCCTGCAGATCCTGTTGGACCTGTAGCTCCTGTTGGCCCTTGTATAGATCCGCCACTAACAAAGCTAGATCCGTCAAAGATATGTAAGCTGTCGTCTTGTTGGACTATATAGGCATCACCTTTTGTATTGCCAGAAGAAGGTAAATCACCTGTGGTGGCGACTGTCCCTTCCATAGTAATACCTGTACCAGTGCTTCCTGTAGGTCCTGTAGGTCCAGAAGGCCCTGTATTACCTGTCTGGCCCTTTTGTCCTTTCTGTCCCTTATCACCCGCAGATCCCGTTGGGCCAGTATTTCCTGTAGATCCTGTTGTTCCTTTTTGGCCCTTATCTCCTGTAGATCCTTGCGGTCCAGTAGGGCCCGTGCTTCCAGTATTACCTGTGGTGCCCTTCTGGCCCTTAGATCCATCAGATCCATCAGATCCTGCAGATCCTTGTGGACCAGTAGGACCTGTGCCACCTGTCTGGCCTTTTTGCCCTTTGTCTCCACCTGCACCAGTATTTCCTACTTCACCCTTCTGTCCCTTATCTCCTGTGCTTCCAGTAGGTCCTGTACCACCAGTAGGTCCCGTAGATCCTGTTGTACCCTTCTGTCCCTTAGATCCATCGGATCCATCACCACCTGAAGGTCCTGTGTTACCTGTTTGTCCCTTTTGTCCTTTATCACCTGCAGATCCAGTAGGTCCTGTATTACCTTGTACACCTTGTGATCCGCCTTCACCTTTCTGGCCTTTTTCTCCCTTAGATCCAGTAGATCCTGTGTCGCCAGTTTGACCTTTCTGTCCTTTATCGCCATCAGATCCGTTAGATCCGTTGTTTCCAGATGGGCCTGTCGCACCAGTTTGTCCTTTCTGACCTTTGTCTCCACTGCCGCCTGTAGGACCTGTGCTTCCTTGTGGACCTGTAGAACCAACCTCTCCCTTTTGTCCTTTTGAACCACCTGCACCTGTGCTGCCATCTTCTCCCTTCTGACCCTTACTTCCACCAGATCCTGTACTTCCAACCTCACCTTTTTGACCTTTGGCACCATCGTCTCCATCATTACCTGCAGGGCCTGTGTTACCTGTAGGTCCAGTGTTACCTGTAACTCCGACTTCGCCTTTTTGTCCCTTGTCTCCTGCACTTCCCGTGCTGCCAACCTCACCTTTTTGTCCTTTGCTGCCGTCAGATCCATCATTTCCGTTAGATCCTGCAGCTCCTGTAGGTCCTGTTGGCCCTGTAACACCTACTTCACCCTTCTGACCTTTAGATCCGTCCGACCCAGAAGGTCCTTGAGATCCAGTCGGACCAGATGGTCCTGTTGTGCCTTGTTCTCCTTTCTGGCCTTTAGATCCGTCAGATCCGTCATTACCATCAGCTCCTGCAGGTCCAGTCGGGCCTTGAGCTCCTGTTGGGCCTGTCGGGCCTTGAGATCCGTTAGATCCTGCAGGTCCTGTTACACCGACCTCACCTTTCTGTCCTTTAGATCCATCTGTACCTGCTTGGCCTTTTTGACCCTTGTCTCCGTCTGTACCATCACTAGCACTTGGGCCTGTAGGGCCTGACGGGCCAGAAGGACCAGTGACACCGATTTCACCTTTTTGTCCTTTATCACCATTCGTGCCATCGGATCCGTTTGTACCTGCTTCACCTTTTTGTCCCTTGTCACCATCGGAACCATCGTTAGCTGCGGGACCAGTAGCACCAGTAGTACCTTTCTGACCTTTATCGCCTTGTGTGCCTACTTCTCCCTTTTGTCCTTTAGATCCATCAGAGCCATCGTTACCTGCAGCTCCTGTGCTTCCTGTAGATCCTGTGGTGCCTTTCTCACCCTTTTGTCCTGTGATTGACTCTCCTTGCTGTCCTTTCTGGCCTTTATCTCCGTCTGTACCATCAGATCCTGCGGGTCCTGTATCTCCTGTCGCACCTTGTGGGCCTGTAGATCCTGTGGGCCCTGTGTTTCCTTGTGGGCCTGTATTTCCTTCCTGACCCTTCTGTCCTTTATCACCCTGCGTTCCTGTAGCACCAGTCTGGCCCTTTTGACCTTTGGCTCCTGTGTCACCAATATCACCAGTCCTCGCAAATGTAACTATGAGCTCTTCGCCATTACTAAATGATGTGGCACCGCTTAGATAAGATATTGGTACTTTAAAATATCCTGTGGCTTCTGTTAGGCCACCACCGATCTGGAATAGTGCAAAGTCTGTGGCATCTGTCTTGTTTGAGATCCTTACATGACCACGCACAGTAGATGTACTGTCATCTATAGTTCTTAAGTATGCTTGTATATCTGTTGAGCTTTGATCTTCATCATCTATAAATAGCTGTGTAGCACTACTTAGATTTGCATTGTTGAATTTTAAGATCCCAGATGTAGGATCTGAATCTGTTGTGTTTGTAGAAAAATTATAATTAACAGTCTGGCCACCAAAGTTTCCTTCAACACCTTTGATACCTTTCTGACCTTTCTCTCCCTTGCTTCCTTTGTCACCTGTATTACCAGTGACACCGACTTCTCCTTTCTGACCTTTGGTTCCTAGCTCTCCCTTTTGACCTTTAGATCCTGTAGATCCTGTAACACCTACTTCTCCTTTTTGTCCTTTGGATCCTGTATCTCCTGTGGTTCCTTTCTGTCCTTTATCACCAGTTGATCCAGTGTCACCAGTAACTCCCTTTTGACCTTTATCACCCGTAGCACCAGTTGATCCAGTTGGTCCAGTATTTCCCGTATTTCCTGTTTGACCTTTTGTTCCCTTTTCACCTTTATCTCCCTGACTTCCGACCTCTCCTTTTTGGCCTTTGTCACCAGTATTACCTGTCGGGCCCGTAGGCCCAGAAGGACCTGTAGATCCTGTCTGTCCTTTGTCTCCCTTAGCACCTGTAGGCCCTGCGACATTACTTTGTCCTACGGCACCTTTTTCACCTTTTGCACCTGCAGGTCCTTGTGCTCCTGCAGCTCCTTGTGTGCCGACAGTAATGACAGATATATCATTTGGGCCTGTGACAGTAATACTCTTTACTATACTCATCTGCTTACATTCCCTCTGATGCTGTATGTGCCCTCAAGTATGCGATCCACCTTTCCACTTGCATCTGTCAATTCAATGTCATACACGCCATCTCCGACTGTCAGAGCAGCTGTATCGCTTGATGATATGGTTAATGTGATAGTACCTGCAGCACCACCCATAGAGATCCTGCCATTATCAACAGTCAGCGTTATGACCTCTGATGAATCGTCTTGATTTTTTCTTAGATCCATCTCAGCTGAGAATCCAGTGAGATTAATTACAGCGTCAGCAGAATCCTTGAGAGTAAGCGTATTCTGGAATGTAGCTCCCTGCTCTATGATGAAATGATGAAATCCTGCTGCCATAAATTATTCCTATTTTAGTCACGGGATCTCCCAGAACGCATAGCATCTGCTATCTAGAAAAGTATATCTTACTTACTTTTCTTTGTTGACTTCTTTTTAGTAGTTTTCTTCTTTGCAGCTTTTTTTGCGGGTGCTTTACCGCCTTCCCACGCTTCATTGACATCAGGTGTATCAGGATCGTCTCCGACTAGCTGACCCTTATCATTTCTTGCTCTTTTAGGCTCTATGTCAGCTTCAACATCAACAACCTCGTCAGCTGAATCCATTTTGACTTCCATTGCCCACCCATTTTCTACAAATTTGTTCATGACATCTTCTTGCCATGCTTCGTTAGACTCTACTATCTCATCTGCCTTATATAGTTTTACATCTGTTCCCATCTCATTACTTGCGGCAGGTTTTGGGACTAAGATCTTAAATTTTTTTGCCATTGTTATATTCCTTAAAAGTGAGAGGGTGTTGCCACCCTCTCATAAGCAGTTTTAATTGCTTGAGCTGCTGTCAGCTGCACCTGCGTGTCTTGGGAACCCTTTGAGTACCATAGCACTACATGGAGTACCTGTACTGTGGGATCCTGTGAAATCTGCGACTACTCTTATGTAACGCTTTCCACCGACATACCCGATTGCTGCGATTGCAGGAGCTTCTGCATTGTCATCAAATGTGGCAAATAGGCCTGTGCTTGACACAGTGCCGTCTGTCACTAACAAGTTTGAATCAACTGCAGAGAATGATGAGTTATCATCTGAGTGCTCAAGTAAGAAATCAATCTTTACACTTGATGACAAAGTCACACCCTCAGCTCCAACATCAACAAGGACCATAGCACCTTCAAAACCTTGAAGGTCAACGCCATCGCCATTTGCATCAGCTGTTCTAACAGCAGGAGCTAGTGATTGAGCTCCCAACAAATTATTTGCTAAATCTTTCATAATTTATCTCCGTTAGTTATTAAGATGCTGAGATCTTAAGTTTGTTGATTGCTTCAGCTTGAACCACTTGTCCACCAACCCTTCTTCTAGCAATGTATCTAACATTACCTGTAGTAGCTTGTGTAAATGGATCTCTCAATACTGCTAGATTCACTCTATCTACGATCATGTATGCTCTTCTGAAGTCACCAAAGGCAACTG